GGAGATACAAATATTGATCTTATTGAAGGCCAAGTAGAATACACCTTTTTTAGATCTACCGATGATGGCACATCTTCAGTGACCGTCGGTGGTACAAGTGGGTCAAACACTTATGGTGTTGCGGATGTATTGGAGGCAACTTTTAGACAGAATAGAACTCAAACTACTCAATCAGACTCAGCGATGACAAAGATTGATAGATCTACATATTCTAGTTTGTCAGGAAAATTATCTAAAGGAACTCCCTCTCAATACTTTGTTCAACGATTTATAGATAAAACAACTGTCACAGTATATCCCGCACCAGACTCTACAGCTGCATCAAAAGACATGCACATCTTTTTTGTAAAAAGAATACAAGATGCGGACTCGACTTATACTGATGCAACAGATGTACCCTACAGATTTGTACCATGTATGGTTTCTGGTTTAGCTTTCTATTTAGCGCAAAAATATGCACCAGATAGAATACAAGCCATGAAACTATATTATGAAGATGAGTTAGCTAGAGCTTTAGCTGAAGATGGATCTTCATCTAGCACAATAATAACACCTAAAACTTATTACCCAGGAGCATAATGGCATTTGCAAGAGGAAAAAAATCAAAAGCAATATCTGATAGATCAGGCATGGCGTTTCCGTATGAAGAAATGGTAAAAGAATGGAACGGTCATTTTGTTCATAAATCAGAATATGAAGAAAAGCATCCGCAGTTAGAGTTAAGATCTAGATCTGGAGATGCACAGGGGTTAAGAGATGTTAGACCAGATAGAACTGAAAACGAGGTTGCAGCCATGTTAGGTAGTAATCCTTTTTCGATTACTGCAAGTTCACAAACAGTTACAGTTACAGAAATAAATCATGGAAGAACGTCAGGTGATACTGTGAGATTTAGAAATGTTCAGGGTAGCCCAGGTGGAGTTTCTTTTTCTACCTATGAAAACTCTTCAGGATTTAGTATAACAGTTACAACAACAGATAAATACACTTTTAGTTTAGGGGCAACTCCAAGTGTAACAGAAAAAGGAGGAGGACCAACTGTGTCTGCAGGACCAGTTAGTCTATCAGCATAATGGCAGGATTAAGTGCATCAGGATTAAAAACACAGATAAGAAGCTACACAGAAGTTAGCTCAACAGTGCTGTCAGATAGTGTTTTAGAAAATATAATATTAAATGCGCAGTATAGAATTTTTAGAGATGTTCCGATTGATGCTGATAGAAAAACAGCTACAGGTAATTTTACATCTGGAACAGGCACTGTAACTGTGCCAGCAGGAGCTGTATTTGTTAGAGCAGTGCAGGTTTATACTGCAACTGGATCTACTTTTACTGGTGCTAATAGTTACTTAGAAAAAAGAGATATAACATTTTTAGAAGAATATATTTCAGCAACTACATCTACTGGAACACCAAAATATTATGCAATGTTAGATACAGGAGCAACTGGAGAAAGCTCATCAAATTCTGGATCTATTATTGTATCACCAACACCGAGTGCAACATTTGCATACA